TTTTATCAGTAATAAAAGAATATAATACAAATGTAACTGATGATATTCTAAATGCTCAAGTTGATACATTAATGCAAGGCGTAGAATATTACAAAGATACAGAGTTATATAAAAATGTTATGAAACAAGCTAATATCGTCAACAGACGAGTAGTAGAGCAAATGATAAAAGGAAGCATATATAAAGATGGAGCAGGACTTAGTAAAAGGCTTTGGAAAGATGTAAATGCAAGCGGTGATAAGATAGAAGAAGCTATAATGAGTCTTATTGCAGAAGGTAAAGGAGCAACAGAAATAGCTAAAAACCTTACTCAATTTGCTAAAGGTGGACATAGGATTTGGGATAAAGCTAAAATAAAAGAAAAATTAGGAAGTTCTTATGCAGGTAAATATGGTGGAAAAATAGATTATGAAGCTTTAAGACTTGCAAGAACAACACTTAATCATCAAGCACAGTTAGCTCAAAAGAATGCTAATCAAGTTAACCCTTATGCACAGAAACTGAAATATCATAGTGCACATCAATCAGATAGAACTTGCCAACAATGTATAGACAGAGATGGTAAGATATTTGATATTGATAAATGCCCTTTCGACCACCCAAATGGTATGTGTCATATGGAAGTAGTGTATTGTATTAACGGTAAAGAAGTATCAAGTACTCAAATGGCAGAGGACATAGGGAAATGGATTAGGGGAGAAGAGAATAGTGGAACTATGGATATATTATATAGCTATGTTCCATTGGAAGGTAAAAAGAGAAACGAGGATATAAAAAACTCTGGAGCTAATTATGGAGCATATAATAATGATAATGATCCATATCAAGAAAAGAGAGATGAACATGCTAAAATGTATTATGAGTCTGTTAGAAACAGAGATAAATCTTTAGAAATAAAAATAATATCTAGAAATACTGGGTTTAAAGAAAAAGACATAGAAAATGTATATAATCATATATTTATAAATAAACATGAATTAGATGGTGGAATTAAAAGGTTTTACCCTGATTATGATATGGCTTGTTCTTGGGCAAGATTAAGAGAGGGGAAAAATATTCAAGAACATGATATTATTATGTTAAAGCATGAAAGGCTTGAATATTACATAATGAAGCGATACAATTTAAGATATAGAGAGGCTCATAATATAGTAGAATCTAAATATAATTACAAAAATGCAACTGATACGTTTAATGAGAGAAAGAAAGGGGTGTAAAAATGCTAGATTTTAAACTTATAAGAAAAGATGGAGATATATGGTATTACGAAGTTTATCCAGAAGGTAAAGTTGAGCATGCTAGTATAGTGTCTTTTAATATAAAAACTGGAGAAAAGAATATTGTAGACTTAGGCACATTTGATTGTGCACCACGAAATTATGCTTGTAAAGTTTTGAACAATTTAGAAGATTATAGACAAAGCGGAGAAGAATATCCTGAAAATGGGATGATAGCTTGGGGATAAAAAGCATTTACTAAATAAACATAGTAGGTGCTTTTTTTATGCTTAAAAAATGATTTAGAAGAAATATTTAAATAAGTCCTAGAAATAGGGCTTATTTTTATGCAACAAATCATCTTTCTTTCTATTATCACAGATGTAAAAGAATGAATTAGATAACTATATTCAAGATGTAAAACTTGTAAAAAAACGTAAATATAGGAGGTTTAAAATATATGAAATTAATAGACATATTAAAAGCTCAAGGATTAAATGACGAGCAAATAAACAAAATAACAGCTTCAATGAAGGATAATAAGGTATATGAAACATCTTTAGAAAATGCTGATGAAAGATATTCTAAGATGAAGGGTAAAAAAGAAGATTTTGAAGGACAACTTAAAACAGCAAATGATACTATAGCAGATTTAAAAAAGAATAACACTGACAATGAGACTCTTCAAAATACTATTAAAGACCATGAAGCTACAATAGCTACTCTACAAAAAGAAGCTGAAACAAAAGACTTCGATTATGCTTTAGATACGGCATTAAAAGAATCTAAATGCAAAAATACAAAAGCGTTAAAAGCACTTCTAAATATGGAGGTTATAAAAGTAAATGGAGATAAAGTTGAAGGGTTAGAAGACCAATTAAAAACTTTAAAAGAAAGTGATAGCTACTTATTTGACGTTGCAGAAGAACAAAATAATGGTAATCAAGGAGGATTAGCAGGATTATTTACAGGAAACCCTGGAAAGCCTTCTAATCTTAATTTATTTGGTTCTAAAACAACACACGAAGGCGACTTCGGAAAAGCATTAGCACAACAAGGCCAATCACAAGCAAGTGATGGGCAAGAGGTAATAGACAGTGATTACTTCTTTAAAAATAATAAATAGGAGAGTGAATTAATAATGCCAAAAATAAAAACTAAGAAAATATTAGCACCTAAAAAGACTTTTTTAGCCATACCAGATCACTATGTAAATTTAACTGGGTTATTAGCTTTTACAGAGTTAGCGAAGTTGAAAACTACAGATGATGCAGGAAATAATGTAATAGAAGCTGGAACAGTAGTAAATATGACTGCTGATGGAACAGTTACAAAACCAACTTACGTTGCATCAACTAATGAAAGTGGAACTAAAGGTAATGCAATTATATTCAACGAAATAAATGTTGATGATTATGTATCTGGAACTGATGATAAAATAACTGCAACTGTTATGGTACATGGATTTGTAAGAGCTGATAGATTAACTGGATATGAAGCTGATACTTTTACAAATCAAAATATATATGTTTTAAGTAAATAATAAAGGAGATGATATAAATGGCAAATATAAATTTATTTGATTATATAAATGCAAAAGAAATAGGAGCTTATGTAACAGATAAGCCAGAAAATAAAATACCGTATTTCGGTGAAACATTATTCCCTGCTGAAAAGCAATTGGGAATAGACGCATCTTGGTTAAAGGGTTCTAACGGCTTACCAATAGCAATACAACCTTCAAATTATGATGCAAAGGCAAGATTAAGAGAAAAAGAAGGATTTGACAGTGTATCAATTGAAATGGCATTCTTTAGAGAAGCTATAAGAATAGGCGAAAAAGATAGACAACAAATGAACTTACTATTATCTAGCCCTCAATCAGCTGTAGCACTACCTCTAATAAGAAAAATATTCGATGAGGCAGGCAGATTAGTAGAAGGCGTAAGAGTTCAAGCGGAAATAATGAGAATGCAATTACTTACTGCAGGTAAAATAAATGTAACAAGTGCAGATGGTAGAGCAAAATACATATATGATTACAACCAAGTAAATAAGTTTAAATGTAGAAAAGGAACTGCAGCTTGGGGAGAAGATACTGCAGATCCAGTCAAAGATATAATTGCATGGTGTGACGAAATGGAATTACAAAGAGGAACAAGACCTGCAAGAGTAGTTATGAACAGAAATACGTTCCTAAAATTATATGGTTCAAAATTATTACACTTAATGATGTATCCAAATGATAGCAAGTTAAATTACTTTGTATCAGAAGAACAAGTTAAATCTTTTGTAGAATCAGTAACAGGTTGTACAATATTTGTATACTCTAAAAAAGTTGCTAATTTAAATCACACTACAGGTTTAGCAGATTCAACTCCAGTAGCTTTAATTCCAGATAACACAGTATGCTTAATGCCTGGTGGTGCTTTAGGTAAAACTAGATTTGGTACAACTCCGGAAGAATCTGACCTTATGACTGGTTCAGATGCTCAAGTATCAATAGTTAATACTGGTACTGCTATAATGACTTACAAAGAAAAACATCCAGTGCAAGTTAACACTATAGTATCGTCAGTTATGATACCTTCTTTCGAGGCTATAGATGATTGCGCAATATGCGATGTTTCTTCCGTATCATCAAGTGATATAAAATAAGCTCATTTATATTCCTTTATATAGTCCCTAGATTTGAATATTTCATTTCTAGGGATATTTTAATGCAAGGAGGAATTTATGTTAAATATTGAAAAAGTAAAAGTATTATTACTAGAAGAAAAGTATCCATATTTTTCAGATGAACAGCTAGAATCACTATGCAATATGTATGATGATATGAATGAATTATGTTACATAGCATGCAAAATGAAAGCAGATGCTCAAGATATAACAATAGGACCGATAACGATAAAGAACAACTCCAACATGTGGAATAATCTAGCTGATGCTTTTTATAAAAAGTGGATAACAAGTTCATCTTCAAAAGCATCTAAACCTTTAACTGGGAAATGTGCAGGTAGATCAGATGAGTATTAATGTAAATTTA